AGCAGCAGAAAAACACAAGGAACATCTTATCTATTCTCGTATAGTATTAGAGGAACAAAGTCTACGTAAAAATTATAAAATCATGGATTTACATAATCCAATGGTAGATGATTTAGAAAAGGCTTATTTAGAGGAACAAATAGATATTGATCCACCCGTGCTAAATCAAAAAGCTTTTCTTAGATTCTATCAAGAAGATGGATTACGTCATCTAATTAAAAACCCTGAATTTTGGGTTAATAACCAGTTCCAAACATTAAATAGTTTTGTAAATGACATTAAGTAGTTTAAATACATATGGCTCAGCATTTCAAATTAAGGTTATTCATTCCTTACTCGATCGTAAAGAATTTTTAATTAACATCCATGATATATTGGATTCATCGTATTTTGATAATCAAGCCCATAAGTGGATTATCGATAACATTTTAAAGTATTATAATGAATATCACACTACCCCTACACCAGAGGTATTAAAATCAGAATATGAAAAAGTTACTAATGATGTTTTAAAATTATCCATCAGAGAACAACTTAGAGATGCTTACAAAATAGTATCTACAGATTCGGAGTATATTCAAACTGAATTTTCAGCATTTTGTAAGAACCAACAACTTAAAAAAGCACTATTAGGTAGTGTTGATTTACTTAAGGCAGAAGATTATGATTCAATCCGTGGTTTAATCGATAATGCTTTAAAAGCAGGAATGGATAAGCATATTGGGCATGAGTATCTTAAAGACTTTGAAACACGTTACCGTGAAGAGCAAAGAGTTACTATCCCAACCCCTTGGAAAGAATTTAATAATATCCTTCAAGGTGGTTTAGGTAATGGAGATTTTGGTTTAATATTTGGTGGTCCAGGTGCTGGTAAATCTTGGTCGTTAGTTGCTTTAGCAGGTAATGCTGTAAAAATGGGATTTAATGTAGTCTATTATACATTAGAGTTAGGTGAGGATTATGTAGGTAGAAGATTTGATGCTCATTTTACCAAAATCCCAGCTAATGAGATTATGATGCACCAAGATAAGGTTAAAGAAGTAATGACTAAGTTACCTGGCAATCTTATTATTAAAGAATTCCCACCAAATAAGGCATCTATGTCGACTATTGAATCACATATCCAGAAATGTGAGGATTTAGGTACCAAAATAGATTTGGTAGTTATTGATTATGTTGACCTACTTCGTTCAAAGAAAACAAGTAAGGAGCGTAAGGAAGAAATTGACGATATTTATATAAGCACAAAAGCATTAGCCCGCGAGCTTAATATCCCAATTTGGTCCGCTTCTCAAGTTAACAGACAAGGAGCTTTAGACGAAGTGATTGAAGGACATAAAGCGGCGGGCTCTTATGACAAAATGATGATTACCGATTTTGCGGCTTCAATTAGCCGTCGTGCTAAAGATAAGCAAACTGGAGTTGGTAAACTTCATATAATGAAGAATAGATACGGGATGGATGGACTTACTTTTAACGCTGCTATTAATATCGCCATTGGTGAATATAAAATCATCAGCGATGCAGAGTTTGAAGAGTTAGCTGGAACCCCTGAATTTAATTCCAATGAAAGTGCTAAAATAAAGGACAATTTTAATTTGTCTGAAAAAAATCAGTTGCGCAATTTATTACATTCTTAATTTTTAATTTAAAAAACTACAATGGCAAAAAAAGACCTTTTGCAGGAACGCATCGTTTATAAACCATTCGAATATCAAGAAGCAGCTGATTATTGGTTAAAACAACATCAAGCCCACTGGCTACACACAGAAGTCCCAATGATGAGTGATATTACGGATTGGAACTCGAATTTAAATGAAACAGAAAAAAATATTATTGGGTCTATTCTTAAAGGATTTGCTCAAACCGAAACAGTAGTAAATGATTATTGGTCAGGGTTAGTAACAAAATGGTTTAGAAAACCTGAAGTTATTATGATGGCTACAACATTTGGTGCGTTTGAAACAATCCACGCTGAAGCATATTCACTATTAAATGAAACACTTGGACTTGAAAATTTCGATGAGTTTATGGAAGATGAGGCTACGATGGCTAAAATTGAAGCTCTTACTTCTGTTAGGGATAGTTTTAATGGTGAAAAAGACCTTCACGAGATTGCTAAATCACTCGCTGTATTCTCAGCATTTACCGAGGGAGTTAACTTATTCTCTTCCTTTGCCATTCTCTTATCTTTCAAGATGCGAAACAAGCTTAAGGGAGTGGGTCAAATTGTTGAGTGGTCTATTAGAGATGAATCCCTCCACTCAGAAGCCGGATGTTGGCTATTTAGAACACTTATCGCTGAGAATCCTCAAATCAAAACACCAGAGCTTGAAGCAGCTATAAATGAAGCAGCATTGTTATCTCTAAAACTTGAGATTGACTTTATAAACAAAGTTTATGAATTAGGTGATTTAGAAGGATGTAATAAAAATGATTTAATTCATTTTATTAAAAATAGAGTTAATACTAAATTAGCAGATTTAGGTTACAAACCAATTATAGATAGTGTTGATATGACAGCCGTAAGTAGAATGAAATGGTTTGACCACCTTTCAGCAGGAAAACAACACTCCGACTTTTTCTCCACAAGGGTAACTAATTACTCTAAAGGAACTATGAGTTGGGATGAAAGCATATTTTAATTATGGATAACAATAGTTTAGTAATGGATTATACACAATGGGAAAGTGGTAAAGATTATCCTTCTTATATGGATGAAGTAGCATTGTCTACTATATCTAAAGGATATTTAATGCTAGGTGAAACACCTAAAAAAGCCTACAGAAGAGTAGCACACGCTGTTGCGATGCGTTTAAATCGCCCTGACTTAGAAAATAAATTTTTTAAATACATTTGGAATGGTTGGATTGGACTTGCTTCTCCTGTGCTTAGTAATACTGGGACTGATCGTGGTTTGCCTATTAGCTGTTTTGGTATTGATACTCCAGATTCGGTCCGCGGTATTGGACTCACTAATGCGGAGCTTATGCGCCTTACTTCCTACGGAGGGGGTGTGGGAATATCCCTTTCCAGAATCAGAGGAAGAGGAACTAAAATTACCGGAAACGGACAATCCGAAGGAATAGTCCCTTGGGCTAAAATTTATGATTCTACAATCATTGCTACTAATCAGGGTAGTGTAAGACGAGGCGCTGCTTCTGTAAATTTAAATATTAACCACCCTGATATTAAGGAATTTCTACAAATTAGAAGACCTAAAGGTGACCCTAACAGACAATGTCTAAACCTACATCAAGCTGTAATGGTAGATGATGCGTTTATGCGCCGTTTAAATGATAGGGACCCGGATGCTATGTCTATATGGCTTGAGATACTTAAATCGCGTGTAGAAACGGGAGAACCATATATTATGTTTAGTGACAATGTCAACAAGGTAAACCCATTGGCATACCAGATGAATAATTTAAATGTCTCTATGACTAACATTTGTAGCGAAATTACACTTCATACAGATGAAGAACATTCGTTTATTTGTTGTTTGTCCTCTCTAAACTTAGCTAAGTATGATGAGTGGAAGGATACAGATGTAGTTGAAACCGCTACTTACTTTCTGGATGGTGTAATGGAGGAATTTATCCAAAAAACCAATGGTAAGGATTCAATGATTCGCACCCACAGACACGCTAAAAAAGGACGTGCCCTGGGTTTAGGTGTAATGGGGTGGCATACATTCCTACAACAGAAAAATATACCATTTACTTCAATAGGGGCTACAGCATGGACCCATACTATTTTTAGTGATATAAGACAAAAAGCTGAAGCTGCTTCACTCCAAATGGCAGCTGAATATGGTGAACCCGTTTGGTGTAAAGGAACAGGTATGAGAAATACTCACGTAATGGCTGTTGCTCCTACGGTATCAAACTCTCGTATAAACAGTTGTTCAGCAGGTATTGAGCCCAACCCAGCCAATATCTATACATTCAACGGTGCTAAAGGAACATTTATTGTTAAAAATCCTATATTAGAAACTCTATTAACTGGAAAGGGAAAAAATACAAATAGAGTATGGGATCAAATATTAGGAGATAATGGTTCGGTTCAAAACCTTAATCACGATATTTTATCTGAAGACGAAAAGGAAGTATTTTTGACATTTGCTGAAATAAACCAACTGGCATTAGTTCAACAAGCCGCAATACGTCAAAAGTATATTGACCAAACTCAATCATTAAACCTAGCATTTGCCCCTACTGATTCTCCTAAATGGATAAATCAAGTTCATATGGAAGCCTGGAAGTTGGGTGTTAAAACATTATATTATCTAAGGACTGATTCAGTAATTAAAGGTGATTTAGGCACAAGAACCAGTGATGAATGTATTTCTTGTGATGGTTAGTGGGTTTTGAATATATATAATATGTATAACTGATAATAAAAAACAAAATAATTATGAAAAAAGTATTAGATTTTATTAAAAAGGTCTTTACAATTGTTAAAGATTGGATCGTAGCTAATGGTATCGAAGGTATCTTAGGTTTATTAGCTGGTTTAATTCTTTGGGCGTTTAGTTACAAAATTTATGCCGGTTTTGCTTTTGGTGTATTCGCTACACGCAATTGGGATTTAGTTAAAAAATTCTTTAAAAAATAAAAAAAACACTTTATAAAAGTTTTTAGAGGGGCATTTGTCCCTCTTTTTTTTATATGTATAACCATATAAATTGTTTCACCTAATCTAAGTTGTATGTTAAATAACCTTAAAAACAGAATCATGGGTTTCAAAGACATTTTTAAAGATGATAACACCTACAATGAAAAAACCATTATTGGGTTTTTGTCATTCGCTGTAATGGTGATATTTGCCACTACCGACCTTATTACGGGTATTATGGGTAAAGAATTGATAATTAGCGACACAATTTTTAACTCCTTCGTATTTGTTACTTTAGGTAGCTTCGGTATTGCTGGTTTAGAAAAATTTGCTAAAAAATGAAATTAAGTAAAAATCTAACTTTAGGCGAGTTTACTAACTCTCAAACTGCTAAAAGAAGAGGTATTGATAATACCCCTAAAGCTAAACACTTAGAAGCGGCTAAATTACTAGCTGAAAACATCTTCCAACCTATTAGAGAACACTTTGCCACCCCTATTTTTATATCTTCAGGATATAGAAGTCAAGCTTTAAACGAAGCGATTGGTGGTTCTAAAACTTCTCAACATTCAAAAGGTGAAGCAATTGATATAGATATGGATCATAGAAGTGGTCCCGAAAATGAAGAAATATTTCACTATATTAGAGAAAACCTACCATTTGACCAATTAATTTGGGAATTTGGAAATAATAAAAGACCTGATTGGGTCCATGTTTCATATAACAGTGCTGGAGAACAAAGAGGTCAAATCCTAACGGCCAAAAGAAATTCCTCCGGAAAAGTTTATTATACAAAGTCTTATGAGGCTTAATTTATTTATGTTTAGTAATATGAAATCAACAACATTAACCTTTTTAACCGTACCCCTAGTGACTGTATCTTTTTTATGCTCTTATTTTTTAGAGCTTACAATGGGCAACGCCGAACAATATTTAGCATTAATCGCAGTAATATTCATTGATGGATTCTTTGGCATTGTTTTAGGTATAAAACGTGAAGGGTTTCAAACCCGTAAAGCCGTTCGTGTATTAAAACGTACTGTAACTTGGATAGCCTTTTTAACCGTAATCTTAATGGTAGAAAGAGGATTTAAAGGGACAGCTTGGCTTAGTGAAGTAGTTATTATACCGTTCGTAATACTACAATTAATGAGTGCCCTTAAGAACGCATCTATGGCTGGATTTATAAAAACAGAAGAATTAAATAAAATTTTAGACCGCATAGACAATCATAAGGGCTTTAGAAAATAAATCCCTATGTGGAAAAAAATACAAGAAAGGATATTTCCTTTTATAATTGCCTTATCTGCCTTATCGGTTTCTATCTCTGCTGCTTTCTACTCCGTTAGCGGCCTTAGTAAACTCTTTGCGGGAGCAGCTTTAGCAGTAATAATAATGACTACTTCATTAGAGGTAGCAAAATTAGTTATTGCTTCTTTACTCTATCAATATAGAAAAACTATCCCAAAACTGTTAAAATATTATTTAACTGTAGCAGCTGTAGTACTGGTATTAATCACTTCAATGGGTATTTATGGTTTCCTATCAGCTGCTTACCAAGAAACAGCAGCTAAAGCAGGAAGTATAGATTCTCAAATCTCATTAATTGAAACTAAACGAGATAACGTAAAGGAACAACTCGCGGTTTACAGCGATGAAAAAACAAGTATTAATACGGCCGTGGCTGAATTGAGGTCTGGCTTATCCAACAATACAATTCAGTATAAAGACCGGGAAACTGGACAAATTATTACTACAACATCTAGTTCAACTCGTAGGGCCTTAGAAAAACAACTAGATCAAGCTATTTTACGTCAAACCGAAATCAATTCCAAAGTAGATGGTTTAAATGAAAGACTATTTGAATACGAGACTGAAATAGTAGAAGTTACTATTAATAACGATATAGCAGGAGAATTGGGCCCTCTTAAATATCTTTCGGGTTTAACCGGGATCCCAATGAATAAAATTATTAATTATCTATTATTAACTATTATATTTGTATTTGACCCCTTAGCTATTGCCTTAGTAATTGCTGCTAATTATTCTTTTGAATTATTAAAAGGAAAAACAAAAGAAAAAGTTGTAGATGAAATTAAAATAGAAATACCACTAATTCCAAATTTAGAGGAATTAACTATAATCTCAGAAAAACAAAATGAACTCGTTAAAACCCTAGAACTCTTCAATTCCCCATCCCATTCAGATATATTAAGAAAACTTAATAAACTAGATAAAATGATAAATTTAGATGAGGAACCTCAATCTAATGTTAAAGAGGATGATGGGTTAGTCCTAGTAGAAAGACCTCATAGAATATATGGTACCCATACTATGGTAGTTCATAGAGACAATATCCCAAAAGGATACAAACTTAAAAACGAAATAATCTAAAAAATCAAGAACTTCAAAAATTGAGAAAATATAACGATTTAACAATTACCTACTAAACCTATTTTTTTACTTTTGTAACTGAATTATTTTTCCGGTTAATAATGGTAGTATAACCATCTCTATAATGAGTAACTTTAATAGGCCGCCCATTTTTGACTTCGGCTTTAGATGTTAAATTACCCTTATTATCGTATTTTAACCAAGTCCCAACTCCCATACCTTCAAGGTAGTAGCTAATTTGTTGAATTCCTCCTGTAGCATAGAATTGTTCTACTTTGATTATACCATTTTCAAGTTGGTATGCCTTTTTCTCTTGGGCACTTAAATTTAGCCCAAGTAGTAATACTAATGTAATAATAATTTGTCTCATATCCATAAATATTTGTAAGTCATCGTAACGTCATATCAATGTAAAAATGTCATATTACGTATCCACGTTATTTTTAATATTAGGTTCGTATCTATACGCAAATAATTTATAACTAAAAGGTAATGAAAAAAACAATATTATTTCTAGTAGCATCTTTATTAATAGCGGCTTCTTGTAAAACCCCAACCCCCACCCCAACTTCAAATAATGTTATAGTTAGTGGGAAAATTACTCAAGACACCCACTGGTTTGGGGACTCCGTATACGAGATGATAGGTAAAGTAGTAGTTGAAAGTGGTGCTATACTTACAATAGATGCTGGAACCTTAGTTTTAGCTAGAGACGGGCAGGGTTCATTAGCTACAGCATTAGTAGTTGCTCGTGGTGGTAAAATAATAGCTGAAGGAACATCCTTACTCCCAATTACATTTACATCTGTCCTAAGTCAAGAAACAGATTTAGATGAAACCGATGCCGGTTTATGGGGTGGTTTAGTAATTTTAGGTAATGCCCCTATATCAGCAAATTCATCCCCCGCAAACATTGAGGGTATACCAGTTAACGAATCATATGGGCTGTATGGTGGGCAGGATTCCACGGATAATTCCGGTATATTACGTTATATCTCCATTAGACACGCAGGCGCGTTGATAGGTGATGGTAATGAGTTAAACGGGCTAACCTTAGGTGGTGTTGGAGCCGGAACTACAATTGATAATATTGAAGTTATAGGTAATTTAGACGATGGTATTGAATGTTTTGGTGGAAATGTTATTTTAACTAATACCTTAGTATGGGCTCAGGGTGACGATGCTTTTGATATCGACCAAGCTTTTTTTGGTGAATTTATCAATTTTGTTTCTATTGAAGGTAGTGATTCTGACCACGCATTAGAGATAGATGGTGGTGAAGGAAATTGGAATGCCTCATTTTCTATGGAGCGGGGGACACTAATATCAGTAGACGGTTCTGAAGTTCATTTTAGAGATGGTGCTGAAGGGTATATTCAATTTGAAGGTTTAGTTAACATAGAAGCAGATTCATTAACAAACGTAGTTATAGATACACTCAATGGGGGTGCTGATTTAACTAAGTTTAATTGGACTCACGCCCACTACAGCGGCGCACTTTAATTAAAAACACATATTAAAATATTTGGAGCCCCGAAAGGGGCTTCGTATATTCATGGTGTTGAATAAGGCGAGACGCCAATAAAAAAATAAAGGTTATGAAAAAGTTAGTTAGATTTTTTACATGTGCGATGACAGGTGACAAATGTGCTGTCATTTTTGATGGTAAGGATGAAATTTGTGTTACGGAAGCTGAAGGTTATGATGTATATGCTTTATCAATGGCTGAATACGATAATCAACATTTAGTAAGCGAAATGTATTAATTTATTTGGAGGGGCGAAAGCCCTTTCGTATATTTAAGTGTTAATAAGAAAATAATAGTTATGACTTACAAGGAATTAAATCAAGCATTGGAAAATTTAGGTGATTATGGAAAGTTAGAATTTACATTTAATACTGAATTCTACTCATTCAGTAAACTGGTAATAAATGCCCACAAAAATACTTACAATGTAAATAAGACATACACCTCAATGTGTGTTGATAACATAAGTAATCGCTATGTTAGTTTATACACCTACGATATGATGGGACAAGAAACTAAATTCAAAATGTTAATTGAAGCAATTGAATTAATATAATGGTATTTAGGTTTGGAAAATATAAAGGTTATACATTAGCTGACGTTGAACTAAACGACCCCAGCTACGTAAGGTGGGCACGAAATAATGCCCCCAACCTTATTCCAAAAAAATCCACAAAAATAGTTGCCTCTGAGGAAGATGATGTGTATATTAAACCATATACGAATTTACCCCTATTAAACCCAAGCGATGCCTTTTAGTTTTATTAGAGAAGAAAATATACGACATAGTCGTGATGTAGTTGAGCAGAATTTAGCGCGATATAAGCCGTTAAATTACAATCGCTTCATGTGGTGGCGCAGTCATACAGACGGAATTAAGCCGTTGAGTAAACGCGTTACTCTCAAAGAAAGAATTGTAAATGGTGATTACAGCGAATCATCATACTACATGCAAGCTCAATTAGCTTTACATAATGCTAAGGACAAAGTTAATCTCAACATACATAACTACTCAGACCAGTTAGATATATTAGCTATGGATTTGACTCGTTACAAACGTTTGATGGACGATTTTAATAGAGAGGATAATGAACGTTTAGAGGCATTATATGATGCATTTGTTTCTACCTTCAAAATGACTCGTACCGAATTTATAAATGAAATTTGTGATTGGAATGATGATTTATTATCTTATTACAAGTTTTGTATGGAGTTTAGATATGTAACACCTGCAGCAAATAAAAAAGCAGCAAGAAGAGGTAGACCCAAAAAATAAAATAAATGAAACTAGAAATTGGAAATAATCAAGGACACGTTATTATAGACGATACCTCAGGTAAAATTATGTCCGTAGTAGTTACTCGTGCAGTAAAAGATAAATCTGACTTTATTACAACTACTAGTTATAATAACAATCAAGATGGAACCCCCACTGATATAGGAATCAAACCTATGTGGGATGAGGAAGAATCAGATAAACGAATGAAAGTTATAGGGCAAAACGGAAATACAGGAGAACATTATGATTGAGTTACTAAGACATAGTTTAGGCTTATGTGGTGAACATTGGCATCCAAATATTTTTACTCTTCTTTTAAGTGGACTTGGATTATCACCTGCTTTTAATTATATTTATTACAAAGTAAAAAGTTATGATAAAAGTAAGTCATGAAACCCCTCGCTGTTTATTAGAGGATAGCATACAATTTAATGACTATCAATATGCTCTAGTCCATTTACTTGAGGACGATGAGGAATATAGAGAACATTTTTTAAATTATCGTCAAGACCCTAAAAGCTATATTATTTTAGATAATTCACTTCATGAATTGGGTCATGCTTATAATGATGCTGGTTTATTAAAGTGGGTTGAGGAATTACTACCTAATGAATTCATAATCCCAGATGTTTGGTGTGATAGAGATGCTTCAGTTGTAAATGCTCGTAAATGGGCTTCAATCCCATTACCTAAAGGTGTTGAGAAAGTAGCAGTAGTTCAAGCAACTACAATACACGAAGCAGCTACTTGTTATCAAACATATAAAGACTTAGGATATAACAAAATAGCATTTTCATATGGTGCTGATTATTACAATGATGTTGTTCCCCACCCTAACAAGGATTTAGGAAAAGCATTAGGTAGACTCTCAGTAATATCAGCTCTATATAAAACAAATGTTATCTCTCAAAACGACAGAATACATTTATTAGGTTGTGCCGTCCCTCAGGAATTTGGATGGTATAAAGGATACGAATGTATTGAATCAATAGATACATCAAACCCAGTAATGGCTGCTCTAGAAGGTATTAGATATAACACTTGGGGTTTAGATAGTAAACCAAAAGCAAACATGAATGATTACTATTACATGCTTGATGAAGAAGTAGATTGGGATTTATTAGCAGATAATCTAACTAAGTTTAGATACATAAACGATTTATAAAATGGCAAATAGTAATAGAACAGAGATCTATATAGAAGGATCTAAAGAAGCAATTGACAATTTTGTAGAACGATTTGACAAATGTCACGATGGTGCTTACCCAAATCAAGAAGAAAACCCTCACATCGCAGATGAATTTGGAGCAGATGCTGAATTATTTATTGATAAAGTTGGTTCCAAATGGATTACAATTTGGGATGAAGGTATGTACCGCTCAAATGATAATATGTGTGAAATCTACTTAGATACAGCTTGGTACCCACCATCAGATATGATTTTAGAAATTTATAGACAAATGGCTGAAATTGATGATGAGATTAAAGTATCAGGTAGGTATTGGGATGAAGGGTATAACCCAATTGGAGTATTTGAAGTGTACTACGGACAAATAATTCAAGAAGAATATCATGATTTAGATGAATATAAATGGGATGAGAAGGTAGAGGAAGAAGGTGAATCCAAATACGATAGAAATTTTTGGGAAGAAGAAGTAGACCCAGCATTCGAACTCATTCAAACGAAGTTAAATCAAGTAATGAAAGAAATATAATATTTATAAACAATAATAATAATCATAATAATAATAATTAAAAACAGAATCATGCCAAAATTAACAAGAGTAAATTCAGATTTACGTTATTACTCAGTAGAAGTTACTGATGCACAAGTTATCGAAGCCAGAAAAGGTGATAAAGAATTCGAAAATTTATTAAAATTAGTAGGTAGCGATATGAAACTAGTTAATTCCGAAAACGGAAGAGTAGAATACACTATCGAGTAGTAAAAAACTACACATTAGATATTAAGATTGGGGGCTTTAAGCCCCCAACTAATATTTTTAAACATAGCGTAAGCCTATACGCTTAAAATACCTGGCAAATAAAAAGTTATATTATAATGCAATTAGAAATAGATTACAAACAAACTAAACATTGTGTAATCAGCCTCTCAGGAGGTATGGACTCAAGCACTTTACTCCTACGTGCTATCAAAGAATATGATTCAGTAACAGCTTTAAGCTTTAACTACGGACAAAAACACATAGTTGAATTAGAGAGGGCACAACAATTAGTTGATTATTTAAACGCAAACTCGGAGGTGTATAATGAAGAGAAAGGGAATAAACACATTTACACCCCAATCAAATACAAACAAATTAAATTAGATGGGTTAGTAGACTTACTCAACTCCGCTTTAGTAGAAGGTGGTGAGGATGTGCCTGAAGGACATTACGCTGAGGATAATATGAAAGCAACAGTTGTTCCAAATAGAAACAAAATATTTGCTTCAATTGCCCAAGCAGTTGCCCTATCAATAGCAACAACTAAGAGAGAA